CGTTTTTCTTTGGCTGCGCTTAGCCCAATAAACTTATCAGGAGTAACAGAGCCATAGACATCTTCCGACTCTAGTATATCTGTGACAGAGACTGTTAGAAGCCCCATCTCAGTGGATCGAGTATCTAGAATAGTTACCCAATCCCCTTTCTTAATTTTGTACTTGTTCATATTTATACTTGTTGAGATAATATCTCAGCCTTTTCCTATGTCTTTGAGTTACGGGTTCAGTTACTTTCCATGTAACTTTATCAATAAATCTATTTAAGAATTCATCGTTATTAGAAGGTATTTCACAAATAGTTTGACACCAAGTTTCTGCAAAAGACAACCCACCAAGAGTGAAGTACTGCTCTAGTATGATGAAAGCAAAGGCGTCTTTACCTTTTTCAGCTATTAATGCTTGAACTGCTTTGCTGCTAGAGCAATACTCTTTCCAGTTAGACTGCTTGCCCTTATTGGCCTTTCCACGGCCTTTAAAGTTCTTTTTACCAATATACTTTTGTTTAGTTTCTAGATCGACTATGAGATAGACAAAGCCAATTGCTCCAGCAGGGTCTAGGTCCAGGCCCTGAGCAATCCAATGGCCTGTATCACTCAAGCGCCTCCTTTAGTTGTTTCATTTGTATTCCTTGTTATGTGATCAATACCACATTTTTTAGGCCCCAACCACTGTACTTAGTTATAGTAGTTGCAGGCACATAATTGTCTTTGTATTCGCCGCCATCTAAATAAACTTTTGTATCCGATGGAATTTTTTGAAGTTTAGCGATTAATTCTGCTACAGTCATTTGTCATTTAACCTTATAGTATTTGATCCCTAACTACTTCATCATAAATAGCTACAGCTTTCAGTAAACCATAATTACTATCTTCAGTGTCTTCAACTCTACCTTTTTCTCTACCTCTGTAGGTTACTATAAAGTCTCCATTGACTTCTTTAAATAGAACTACTAGGCCATTCTGTAGAATTGGTATTAACCGTCTATCCACCAAGTTTTTTAATTCCTACTGCAAGTAGAAAGATTCTTCCATTAACACTTTTAAAAACTTCCTTCATTGAAGAAGCCTTTCTTCATAGAGTTTCATTGTAAAGGTTTCATAAGGATAGCGGCGCAAGTACAGCAGCTTACCATTAGCTAAAAAGTAGTTTAACCACTCATCTTCATAAATCTCTTTATAAAGCTGAATAACTCTTTCTGCTAACTCTTGACTAAACCCATACTCAGCTGAAATAGCAGCAGCTTTTACAGGCCCTACTTTAGGCAGACCTGGGATCTTATCAATGGGATCTCCCATAATCATTTGCTTTAAGAAAAAGCGATCTGCTTGTTGCTTGCTTTGAACGTAGTAAATAGGCTCGCGGCTCTTTAGCAAGATTCCTGGATTCCAGTGATTTCCTGGAAGCTGGTCTAAGTCTTTATCAGAGCTGATAATAACGCTGTCCATACACTGGGTGCTTAGAATACCAATTAAATCATCCGCTTCTTCGTTATCAGCAATTAGCGTATTACTTAGAGAATAAAGATAGTCTTTAGCTTCATAGAAATGATCTAACTTTTCTTTTCTACCTTTAACCCTAGTTGCGGTTTGCTTGTATTCTGAATATAAATCATCTCTGAAGTTTTTGCCGTCAGCAGGACCAACGGCAATAACTGCATCATCACAAAAAGAGCCTAGCATCCATTCATTTATAGAATAGTCTAACTTGTCTTTAGCTTCCTGTAGATTTTTTGTGCCCCATAAGCAGGAGTGCAGTAGAACGTCTCCATCAATTAGTGCTAGCATTAGCCTCACACCAACTCTCGATTGAGAAGTCTGTTGTCATATTAACCTCAATCTCTTCCAAATAGTATTGACTCTGAGGATAAAAGTTTACTCCATCTACTGGAGTTTTTCCTTCTTCTGCCTCAACAAGTGTACAAGTATTGTTTTCAAGATCTTCTAGCTTAAGACGACCTTGCATTATTGGCGTCAATCTTTTAAAATTTTCAGCTAAGTAGGCACACAACTTATTGTACCCTTCATCTGAAACTGTCTCTTCACCATCTGCATAAATAGCCTTAGATACTGCCATATAAAAATGAGCAGCAAAGAAAGGATCATCAATTGCAATAATTTTATCAACTTCTTTGTCGTATTCTTTAGGTGAATAGAATTCTTCAATTAGAGTGACAGTCATTTTATTTCCTAAGGTTGAAGGGTAGCTACCTTATGATAACTACCCTGTTGAGTCATTTATGCTGCTTTTTTAACTGCTGCACGAAGAATTGCGCGAGCAAGTGCTTTACCGTGATTAGTTGATAGTTTGTTCTGAATATGGCGTTGGCCTTCAGCATCATATCGCTCAACAACATCTTTTGGAGCAAAGGCGCCACCCCAAACAAAAGTGTTCTTTTTAGTTTTATGCATGACAGGGCCAGAAGGCGCTGCACCCTTTTCAACTGCTAGAGATAGGAAAGAGTCAATCATTAAGTCATCAAAAATATCAAACTTAACAGGAGGATGCCCGTCTTTATAATAGGCAGTAAAGTAAGGTCGGCCTACAGGAAGCCGAAACTTAACATTATCAAAATTAAAGGTTACTACTTTGTTATACTTTTTTTTCATAAGCTTATTTTCCTTTTCTTATTATTATTGAATTTCAATTACTTCTAGCCCTGCTTTTTTAGCAATAGCTATCATATTAGCAGTACCGGCACCGCCTGGGAAGGCAATCACCTTTTCTGCGCCATAATCAGTTAGCATTCTTTTGTTTCTAATAAAACCAGCAGCTCGCTTGTATTTTTCCCAGTCTGCATAAACTCTGTGTACTTTTACGCCTCTAATATCTGCCCAATTAACAGCGTAAGTATCTGCGCCTTTTGCCATTCCTGAGATAATTTCTAAACCAGGATACTGAGCTAGTAGCTTGTCTAGCGTAGTAAATACTCTTACAGAGTCTCTATATTCTCTGCCGCCACAGACTATTACTTTCATGCTTCCAGCTTATAGACTGAGTTTAGAGTTTTAATATAAGTGCCTGAAGGCTCTGCAATAATTTCTAAAATTCTACTAGTATGAACTAGATGACCATCTGGAAATCTAAGCTTCTTGTCATTATAAATATTGCCCCAGACAACATAACCTGCTACTGGAGTATCTCCAGGTGCTAGCTTAAGAACTGCATCATACTGCATCTTTTTCTCCTAAAGCCACTTTGACGATTTGCTGTGCGCTAGTAACAAAAGCTTGATATGGATAAACAGATAAAGCTGCAATAGCTTCTAAAGCCATCTTATAACGTTGCTCATTAGACATCACACTTCTCCAAATTCTTTTTTAATGGGTATCGTACCATGTTTTCCCGATCTTAGCATCACCTTGCATAATATTTACACCAAATTGCTTAGGAGCTTCTTCAAAAGCTTTCAGCGCAATTTCCTTAGCAGCCTCCGCTTGGTCTTCTCTTACATAGAATTGTGCCTCATCATGATAAACAATTAAGGGCTGCCAGTCAAAGCCACCTTCATCTAGCTCTCTCTGCAGCTGCTCAATAGAAGCAGAAACAGTAATCTTTTCAAAGGATTGAAGAGCATAGTTAAGAACTAGTCTAACAGCTTCTGCATAGATAGGCCGTTCATCCAAAGCTAGAATATAGCCTTTACCTGTCTTCTTTAGCGTAGCTTCAAAGTACTTCTCTAGCTTTGTCACAAGCTCTTTAAGTCCTGGGATCTTACGTAGGAACTCAGACTTAATACGCTCACCAATAGCGGTGTCTCTCTTACCAGTAACAATAAGAGCGAGCTTACCTGCACCACCAGCAAAAATTAGTGCATAACCTTTTGTTCAAGTAAGTTCGTTAAGCTTACCCCGGTACTAAACCAGCTGCATGTTGCCATGCAGAGCGGACTATATCATCATCTTTCGATGTTATGCGCTTCCACTCACTTGAGTGTACTCCTTTCGGATAGTCTCTGAACCTTGCTATAAATGCTTCCATGTTTTTCTAAGCACTACTGCACTAACAGTTCCTTGATGAATTTTAAATAGTTTAGCAACACTTGATTGTGAAGCGCCACTATTTACCAATTCTCGTATTTCTAAAACTTTATCGTTTGTCAAAACACTGATTGGATTATCTTCACCAGAAGGCACCACAATTAAGCCTAATTCTCTTGCATGATTCATATTTTCTTTATGAGTCATAAGCTCAAAGTTGGTCAAATTATTATTCAACTTGTCACCATCTTTGTGATTTACTTCTTTATCTTCTGGTATTTTTCCACAAAAGCATTCAAAAATAAATCTATGTCCTGCTCTATTTACTTTGTTAATAGCATAATAGATATGACCAGAGTTAGATAATTTAGGTGAAAGAATTTTTCCGCTAGGCCCTTTAATTTGGCCTTCTGTGTTAGCTGAATAGTTTCTGTACTTAAAGTGCGGTATAAACATTTGTATAGCCTTGGCTGCTGATTGCCCACGTGGGGTGTCCCAGCAATTCACATAATTTATAGTTCTCCTTTACAAAGAACTTCTTAGCTTTGTCTCTTGCTTTCTTTCTATCAACATCCATAGAGCCTACGATAGACTCAAGAATGTTCATGTTAAAGGTGTGAATATCACCTGAGATAACTGCCTCTGTATACTCAGGGTTAGCTAAGTAGTGAGCTAGAGCTCTGTTTTGGTTGCCTTTAGAATCAGCACCAATAATAGCATAGCCTTTAGGGGCAACAAACAGAGATCTAATTTCAGGCCCATAAGCAGTATGCGCGGCTGGAATATTCGCAATTATTTCATGTCTAGATCTTCCAGTTGGTGTTCCAATTACAAAGCAATCACCATGAAGTCTTCCGTCTTCTCTAACAGCTTCAATCCAGCCAGACAGAATTGAATGTCTAGCTCTTAGAGTATAGAAGTTGCTAATAGCCTCTGCAATAGGACCTAGAGGCTCTAGAGACGCTTCTGTCAGCTTTGGAGTGCTTTTGACTAAGCGGCCCTTATCATCCTTTACATAGTTCCACTCATCAGGCTCCCAACCCATGCTGAATAGTAAGTCTTTAACAGCTTCCATAGAGCCAATATCCGGCTTTACTACTTCTACTCTAGAGTAAGTACCCCAGACAGGCCGCTCCCAAAGCTCTTCTTTCGCTCCTTCTTTAGGGTCTATGCCGAACCAGTTGGCAGTCCTTGCTGCGTAGTTGCCAGTTCTAATAAAGGCGGGTTCTTTGAATTCAGGATCTTTATCAAGCTGCTTTATTCTAAGCCTTAGTTTTGGCTCTACTAGCTGCTTGATCTCTTCCATTTCAGTGGTTAGCTTGGCTAGAACTTGATGTGCCTTTACTAGGTCAAAAGGCCAACCGTGCAGGATAGAACGCCCTACGAATCGACTAACGCCATGCTCAACTTTGAGTCCTAGCTTTAGCTTGTCAGGGTTGTTTCTAGAATTAAGTTCTTTAAGAAGATAATTGTAAACTTTAATATTTATCTCTACGTCTGTTACGCATCGATTTTTCATTTCTAGGCTATAACTAGACCAGTCTTCGTGCTCTACTTTTGGATAGCCTAAAAAATCGCCCCATTTAGCTAGACTATGACCAAATCCAAAGCGTTTGTAATTTTGAACCTGAGACATAATCATAGTATCAATAGGTTTATGGTAAGACTTTGGTTTCCAATTTAAAATCTTTTCTAAAACAAGAAGGTCATACATATGACCATTATGTGCGATCAAGACTCTGCAAGAGTCTAAGAACTCAGGAAGCTTAGCTAGAGGCAAAGCACTACTGTCGTAGTCACTAAAGATAAACTGCTCATTAGTGTTTATGTCTTTAGCCACACATATCCATATTTTGCTAACTTCTCTAAGTAAGCCATCTGTTTCTAAATCATAAACTACAGTCCTTTTATTGTTTACTAAATTCACCATGTAATTCTTTAGATGCCTCCTTGTAGGCTTTTTCTGCCTCTTCTAGTTTATCAAATCTACCTAAAAAGTATAGTTTGTTGTTTTTGCTTATTTGAGCTCTATACTTTTTTCTTTCAGTTTCATAACTAACTCCTTTTACACCTGTCTTAGAGTTTTTACTTACCTTAGAATTAAGTACATTCTCAGCTTGGCTACATAGTCTCAAATTGCTTAGCCTATTGTCTAGGCCATTACCATTTATGTGGTCTATTACTTTGCCTTCAGGTATTGGGCCGTTAACCAGCTCCCAAATAAGTCTATGAACTTGGAAGCTGTTGTTGTTTATATAGGTTGATCTGTAACCAGCAGATATAGTTCCTACTATGCTATCAATTTTTACTCTATTTGATGTTGGCCTTAGCCATCTAAGGTCTTTGCCATCATAGTATACAATATTCTCAAGCTTCATTAACTCCGTCTGTTGCTTTCTTTGGCTCCCAAAGTTTTGCAAATCTCAAGACATTGGGATTATTTTCTCTAGGGCAGACAACTATACAAGAGGGCTTACCTTCTAGTGTGTTGTTCTCGCTTCCTATAAAAACATCTTCTAGCTCAGCTATAGCGTCAAACTCTTTTTGATTGACTCTAACAACAACTTTTTTAAAAGAGTGTTGAAGCCACTTATGATATTCTTTCCTAGTACCTAAGAATTTCATATGAGCATTTAGTACAGCATGAGCTACAAGTGTCGGTGTCATGTAGTCTGGGAACTCGTCCAAGACCGCTATATACATCTTAATCAGGAATATACTCCACAATTTTAAAACGCTTAGAGGGATCTGCTTTTCGTGCTTGTCGAATAAAGATTTTAGCAATTCCCTGTAGGTAAGGACCCTCAGGAAAACCTAGTTCTTTTAGAACTGGCCCGTTATAGCCTGGACCTGATACATAGTCTTCGCCTTCTAGTACTACAACGTGGGTCTCAATAGTCATTATTATAATCCTTCTACTAATTCTGCGACTTCTTTAATAGAGAAGTTCTCTTTTTGTGATAATTCATCAAGCACTGATTGTACGTGCTCTGGTGTTAGTGAATAGAAGCCTAATAGCTCTTCTTCAACTGCTTTCAAAGAAGACCAATCTATCTTTAAGCAGCTGGCTAGTAAATTTAATAACACTTGTGGCGAAAGTTTCCAGCCTCTAGATGAAAACTTTATCATTCGGCTCAAAGCAGAACAAACAAAGCGACTTCTGCCCGTATAGATTAGGCTTCTGGTAGCAATTGCTTCAGATGATTGGCCTAAGAATTGGATTACACCAGAGTCAACAGCAGATAGTTTATAAGCTACTTTGCAGTGTTCGTAGTCAAAAGTAGTGAATACTTCTTCTGGTTCTCCGATAAACCTAAAAATTAGCTGAATACCGTTCTTAAAGGAGAAGGCATTTTTACTAACGTACCTCAATAAATAAGACGAATTAGATAGCTCTGAGTTACAAGCAGCTATATCACCGCTAATGTTACCTCTGATTAGTTTGTCATTTAACTCATCCTTATTGAACTCAATAGTAAACTTATTTCTACGAATAGGCTCTATATTAAGAAGCCTGTTAGCTAGTATCTTGGCAATACCCTCATCTTCAATAAATATATCTAAGTCATTAGCCTTTTGATCATCTATGGCAGAAATAATAGCACCACCAGCTAGATAAACCCCACCTAATATCTTAAAATATTCTATAGAGTGCCTTGCTATACCTAAAAAGTCTAAGACTTCATCTAAGGCTTTTCTCATTTGGCCTTGAAGTTTTTTCTTTAAACCAAACATATCTTATCCTTTAAGATAAGTTAAAAATTTACCTAGTCTATCTAAGTACCAACTAGCCTTTCCAAGCTCTTGAACTGAATCATCTTTTTTACCAAGCCTTAGCTGATATTTAAATGCTTGACCTTTCAGATGACCAATAAATTCTTCTTCGGTCATCATAAATCGCATTACGTCAATATACTCTAGACTGATATTGCCATCAGCATCTTGATAATCTTTAATTATTTCTTTAGGTATAACTAAAATACCTTTATAATGTTTAGGATTAATAGCATCATCTTTTTGCATTTATTGGATCTACCACTCTAGCGACAATTTCTTCTAGTTCTGTTAAATTAAAGGCCTCTAAATATAAACCACTATTTATATGAGTGATCTTGGCGCCCATAGTGCTTTGAAATTGGCCTCTGTTCCTTATCTTCTTAAAAAATGATATAGCTTTTGCAGAGTCAAAAGTAGTTCTATTAGGTCCTACTTTGTAATTAGAATGAAGCTCAAATTTGAACTTACCTCTTCTCTTACTTCTTTTGCTCATTACCTAAAATATCCAAGGCTAGCGTTAAGTGCATCTTGTAAAGTGTGATGTATTTCTGTGCTGTAAACTCTAATAAAAGGGTGATTAAAACCTTCTTCTAGAATTGTAATTGTAGGCTTACCTAGTTCTTTTGCAATTACTAGCTCCATGACGGAGCCCCAAGCCTTGCCTTGCCCTCTATCTTTTAAGTTACAGATAACAAGATCTGATCTAGCGATATCAGCAGTATCTAGCTGAACTATACGTCTAGCTAAGTTTTCTGAGTAAGGCTCGTCATGAAAAGCCTTGCGCCTGCAGGGATCTAGACAATAGACGGCTTTGCCATATAGTAATTGGTTTTTTAAGTAATACTCAATAGCGTTATCACGCCATTCTCTAACTTCGTGTAGAGGAAGCCCCTCAATGGGGCCTCCGAGATACACAGTGTGCATTAGAATGCATCCTCTTCCTTGTCTGCTGGCTCAATAATTTCATAGTCATCAGAAAGTTCAAATTCATCATCACGGTTAGGCTCGTACTTAAGAAGCTTTTTAACCTGAATGCCTTTTAGCCGACGAACTTCTTTATCATCAGATACATAGAAAGAGACGTTACCAATAGAGCCGTTACCAACGGTGTTAGGGTCAACATCATCTCCATTCATAAGCATTACTTTTACTGGCTTATTCTTTTGAGCCTTGCCATCACCATCTTCTTTACCGTAGGCGTAGGTAGATAGAGAGGCTTTATAATGAAGCTTCCCATCAGGGCCTTCAAATGGAGTAGTCTTAATGCCATACTCATCGGTCCAAGCCTTAGCTACCGCCTTGTCAGAGGTAGAGATCTGTACAGACCACTTATAAGGACCTTGGCCTTTAAACTGCTTAGGATTATCATAATCGCAAGCAACCCAAGCAAGAGTGACATTATTTAGAATAGGCATATTTATTGATTCCTTTTTTATTTGTTGGGGCGGGATTGCCCTAGTGTTTTTCTTTTTGTTTTCAGTCAGCTAGCAGTGTAGCTAGCTTCGTCACTTGGCTCTGCTAATACTGCAGTTACTAGTGCCGTGTCATATATATGGGTTTCTAGATCTACGCTTTTTAATACAAAGTCTACTGCAGAGTCTTTGTCTTTCGCTTCTACGATTACTGAGGCCATTAGATTAAAGTCTAAGAAGTACTTAGCCAAATCGTTTATCAAACCCCTCAGTGCCGAAGTAATCGTCTTGCTCAAGTTCAAGAATTCCAAAGATAATGTGGTCTTCAAAGAAGCGCTCAGCCAGCTCTTCATTGTCTTTACACCACTCTATGAACTCTTTGAAAGTTGGTTCTCTTGTATATTTACTCATCCTGCTCCTTTTCAGCATAGTCTGCAGCTACACCAATATTGATAATACCTGCCGCATTAGCCGCTTCAATAGACTCAAAAGTAAGGACTTCGCGATAGCTCAGCCCATCACCATCTGAAAGACCATCTACATAGTCGGTATAGTTTTCTAGTGGTTCATCGAACCAACAGATGCTGTATGAGCCGTCTCCTCCATCAGAGACATAGCCATAAACTTTCACAGTCATTATACAATTACCTTTCCAAACAAGTCTTCAAAAGTTGGTTTCAATTCAGGGTAGGCTTCAATAGCCTCTTCAACAGTTGAGAAGGCAGATAGCACTACAGACCAGTTTTTTGCTGGTTTGCCGTCACTAGCAAACAGTGAGCCAAAGCCTAAGTTTGCAGGGTAATAGACCTCACCTTCACCAGAAGATACTACTTTAGTATTTCTACCATTTAGTAAGATAGTTGCGATAATACTTCCGACAGCCAGTTTGCTAGTACGAAGACCAACTAAGCCGGGGTACTTCTTGTGCAGCTCTACTAGCTTATCAAAATCTTCCTTGCTAAACCGTCCAGCGTTAAAGATTTTTTCTTGAAATTCTGCAGGTGAGATTTCTAGCGTAGCTCTAACCTTGCTGCCGAAATCATAATGAACAGCAGCAATAATTTTTTGTGTTAGCTTCATTTTAGCTCCTTAACAAAAGCAATAATCAGAATTCATAATTTCTTCAATGTTTAATTCACCACGTTTAGGCATAAGCTTTTCAGCACCTAGCTGAATTAGAACAGACAGAAGAGGATCTGCTTCGTAGAGCTCGACAAACTTACGCCGGACTCTAATAAACAAGTCACTCATGTGGCCAGCAGTAGTGCCCCAAGAGTCATGGATAGCAGCAATGTCATAGTCTGCAGAGCTAACTACCATAGTCATGTGCACAGCATCTAAGCTATGAACAATATTTGGAGAAGCACCTAGCCGTTGCGACTCTTTGTCTAGTGTAGCTTCTTCCCAGTTCTCTACTACTACGTTAAGCTTATCTTCACCGTAGGCCAGCCAAGTCCTATTAGTAGAGGGCTGTCTGTAGTTTTGAGTAACAGGAAAGTTAGTAATAGGAGACAGCCAATGCATATAACGATGTTCTTCATTATATTTATCAGCAATAGATTCAAATAATTTCAATAGCTTACCAGGACCTTCAAGATCTTCATGGCAAGCTTTATGAATCTCTTTTCCAAGCAATGATGACCAAAGCTTTTCTTGCTGCTTTAAGTAGTCATTTATTTCTCTTGTATCTTCCCAAACTTGTTGACCCATACCATAAGGGACAGCACCATAAGCAAAAGTCATAGTGCCTCGCTTACAGATTTTTCGTCTAACTTTTAAGTCCTTGATCCTATTCCAATAAACTGGGTACAACAACTCTCTAAGCTTACGATTATTGTTTCTCCAAGTCTGAACTTCAGTATAAGCTAAAGCTTTTCTTTCAGACCCTGCTGGCGCTTCTTCATATTCTTTCTGAAGTTCATTGGTCTTTTGAAGTATATAGTCTAGCTGCTCATAAACAATAGCCGGTACAGCATATTCCTTTTCTTCAAGTCTTGCCCAAACTTTTTCTGCAACTAATGCATAAAGATCTCCGGGGAGCTCACTACTAACTAAGTTTACATAGGGGGCTAACTCTTTATCCTTAGACAGAGCTACTAGGTGTTGAGACCCATTGTTGCTACCATCAATAAACAAAGGAAGATTAGTTATAAAGTCTTCTTGCGAGTTACCTGATGAACACCAATTATCTAAAAGTTTTAACTCATTGCAAAAAGCTAAGAAGCTAAATGGCTTTTCAGCTTGCATCCAACCAATGTTTACAGTAGGGTTTTCAGCATAGCTTATGAATAAGTTATAATTGCTTAATGAAAATTCAACCCTGTCATCTAGAGAAACTTTATCATTACCCCAAGTGTTAGCGCCATGAAGAAGTAACCAATAAAAGCCCTCTTCACCTAGCTCGCTTCCTCTTGCCAGTAGTAGTAAACCTTTGGCATTATCAGAGCCTTGCTCATGTAGGAAGGCAGTATTAGGATAAATCCTTCCTCTAAAATCAACATTATACAGGTGATAAAAAACTCTGTCTAGGTTTCTACGAGCAAGCTTTACAATAGAGGTTATCTCTATCATTAAAGATTCTCTTTTTTCAAAGTCTTGCTCTGTTTTAGCTTTTAGAGGGTTGCCTTCTATTGGCTGTTGAAGGTAGTGCTCTATTACCTCTAGTATGGGCTTGTTTATCATCCAAGGAGTCTGTCCAAGTTTGTTTAAAGCTTTGAATACTAGTGGCTGCTTTTCTGGACTCATTTGTTTATGAATATCAGGAGAAGACTTTTTAATAATAGAGTAGCCTAGTGGATGAACAGGGCCTTCCCAAGGAGCTGGTGGTGCCATAGAAGGAAATAGATCAATTTCCTCTTCAAGCACTGCTATTTCATCCCATAGCTCAAACAATGTCTTCTTATCTTTTGCAAGCACATTGTAGCTTCTATGTTTGGATTTTTTACCTTTCTTATCTACCTTTTCTAAAGTATACCTTAGTAGTCCTGTTTCGAAGAAAGATATTAATATAAACCAACCTACTTGGCAGGCAGCAATAGAGGATCTTTTTTGTTTAAGCTTTTGTCTTACTCTTCGTCCTACTGTTACAGCTAGGTCTACCAGAGTAGCCTTTCTTTCAATTCCTTTAATAATATGTGTAAAAGAATATAAAATTATTCTTCTACCATCTTCATTTTTTAGAAAATAAGTGTACTGGTTGCGGTCTGCTCTTAATGTTTTTTTTCTAAACTCAAAATCAGCCACTAGCTTTTCTAAATGACTCAATCAGTCACCTTTCCTTTCTGCTTTAGCGTTAAGAGGTAGTTTCAGTTGTTTATCATCTACTTTCTCTTCCACTGGCTCTTCATGTACTCCAAAAGGTAGATAAGTACTACCCCACTTTTTGTTTAGCTGCTCTACTAGTTCTGAAAAGCCGATATTTTTCATTGCTCTAAGATCCTGCTTGCTAAAAATTTAATACTCTCTAGTTCGTCTACACTAACTACTACATAGGTTTTAGTAGGTTCTCGGTTTTCTTTAAATTTATCTTCAACGATGGCATTTATACGCTTTATAGCTGCTCTTGCAAATGTAGCGCAAGTTTTCAGCCTTAGCTCTAGCATCTCTTTCTCAAGGTTGTCCCGTCCAAACATAAGCTTTTTCCTTTTCGTCAATAGGGCAGTAGCCTAGCATACCATATCTAGTATCTGGCAACTCGTAAATCCAGCAGTCTAGGATCTCTGTTTCTGTCGTGAATTCATAGTCTACTTTAATAGCTACTTTGCGCTTATGCCTAGTGTAAAAATGGCCATTACCTTCAAGAGCATCTAGCTTATCTATAGTTGCTAGATTGTTTACAGCATACACTTCTCCTAACACAGGATAACCAGATTCGTGCTTTACTGCAGCAGGTACGCCCAGATTAAATAGTATGTACCGATCTATTGTCTTAGCTCTATCACAAACTAGATCACAACCTTTTAATAAGTTATGATTTCTTTTTCCTTGTTTTAACGTCCCATAGACGAAAAAATATTCCAATTTGACCTCTTAACGTTAAAGAAGAAAGTGAGATAAACATAATGAATTATACAGACTATTTTGCAAACGCCGTGGCAGCTGAACTTGATCAATCAATCTTTGTAACAACTTGTGACAAAAGAAATCAAATCATTGATAGTCGCGCTATGACAGCGCAGGAGCTAGATGAGGCACTTACTATTGCTGACTACTATAAAGTAGAGATGTCAGGTAATAAGGCTACAATCTATGTAAATCAATGATAGAAAAAAGATTTAATAAGAAACGCCCTTCTTGGAACAATTCTAAGGAGGGCTTCTCTGGTTATAAAAAAGGCTATGAACCTAAACTAAAAGAATTCAAAAAGCCTTTCACCTTCCAAGTAAATGAAAAGGCAATTGCTATGTTAAAAGAAGATAAGATTAGTGGACCGCAGTTGTCCTCTGGCATGAAGGCTCATAGAAAAGGCACAGACAAGCTTAACGAGATTGGATTTGATCCAATTGAAATTCTAGTCAAGCAGCTAGAAGATATTGAAAAACTTCTAGAAAAAGAGCTGCAGATGACTGCTCCTAGAGTCATGGTTATTAACAACCTAATCAATGCTAAGCTGCGTATTGCTGAGAATCTGCTGCCCTATGGCTATGGCAAGGCGCCAGTAGTCACTGTTGCTGACAATGACGTTAGAGATCCTATTAGAATTATTCTAACATCGGATCAAGAATCTGATGATTGATTACGCAATTTGTAAAGTTGTGCTATAATAAAAAACAGCCCAAAGCATGTAATAACACAAGCCTTGAACATAATTAATAGCTTATTCTCTTTAGGGTTGTAGAGATAGAAAGAAAAAGTAATAGCTAGAAATAGATTTGTGAATAACCAAGCTTCAATCATGGATTTAAAATGCTCCTAAATAATTTAGATGGGTAGAACTGAACTCTTGTTCGTTCTGCTTGTTTTTGTTCTTCTGTTAGCCAACTCATTCCTGGAAGCTTGGTTTTAATTCGCCTAAACTGGCCAAAGCCATGAATCTTAACAGTAATATTGTGGTTTAAAGCCCACTTAATTTCATCAAACATAGCCTTTAAGGCATCTTTGATTACTTTTCTTTTTAAATGAGGATTATCCTCTACTAATTTATTTTCTATATCTTTTAAATTCAAGTTAACTCCAAGGATTATTATGGAACCTATTAAACTACATAAAGGCCAATCTCAGGTTATTAGGCATTTATTTAAGCCAGTAAAACCTGGAACAGATGACTGGAAAATGCGCTTTGTTGTTGTTGTAGGCTCTAGGGGCTTTGGCAAATCTTATGTGTCAGGCTCTGCTGTTACTTTAGCTATTGGTGAGCTAGAGCAATTAGACGAGTCTGTACCTAATAAAAATATTGCTCTACTCTGCGGTACTCATACTCAGGTCACAGACATTTATTGGCCAATGCTTGCTTACCAGTTTGGCTTAGAATCTAGATGCTACAAACATTCAAGATCGCATGGTAAGTTTACTTTTGCAAATGGCTCAGAGGTTAGATGCTGGTCGGCAGATGCTTATGAGCGTATGCGTGGTTCAGGCCAATATTTAGTTGTTGCTGACGAACTTCCAACTTGGTCTGTTCCAGGTGGTTCTATCCAGGATGCCTGGGAGTCGGTTCTAGAGCCTTGTTTAGTGACTCGATGGTCACCGAAACAAGCCGCAGCTGTAGGAGCGCCGAGTCCAGGGCGCGCTCTGCTTCCATCAACTCCGATGGGGAAAGATTATTTCTACGACCTAGCTCAGAGAGAGCATATCGACGATCGTTGGAAGACATTTTCCTATACTTATAGGGATAGCCCATTGCTGTCTCAAGAAGAGATTGAGCGAGCAAAGAAACATGCCGATCCTTTGAAATTTGCTCGGGAATACGAAGCAAGCTTCGAAGAATCAGGCCTAACTCTTTTCCATACTTTTGATCGAAAACTTCACGTTGATCCAAACTTACCATACTTTGATGACTCCGAAGCTGTTCATTGCGCTATTGACTTTAATATTATGCTTAATTGCACTAGCTTCCATGCTATCCGTGGTAATCAAGTTCATACTCTTGATGAATCAAAAGGCACGGCTAACACTGAGGAGCTTGCCCGTCTTATTAGAGCCAAATTCCCTAAAAATAAGATCATCTGTTATCCAGACCCTGCTGGGAAGGCCCGTAAGACTTCCGCTGCGGTAGGCGTAACAGACTTCAGTATACTTCGCGAAGCTGGATTTACCGTCCTGGCGAGAGATAAGGCTCCTGCGATAGTCGATTCTGTCGCTGCTGTTAATCGTAAACTCCTTAATGCTGCTGGTGATGTTGATATGCTAATTAGTCCTAAGTGTCAAGGTGTTATTAACTCCTTTGAACGTACTAGCTGGTTAGAAAATAGACCAGAAACAGCTACAATTGATAAGACCCAAGGTGTTGAGCACTTCACTGATGGTATCAGATATTTCGTAGACTATCTCTGGCCTATTGCGCACTCTAAGCCATATATTGCTACTAGCACTTATTCATTCTAATACATGTAGTAACTACCCTGAGATAGCGACTTGTGCCACTCCCAAGAGTATTCTGCATCTTCTATCTTTTCCTTACAGCTGTAATGATCTAAGATTAGTCTAATTTGCCAGAAGCTACTATACAAACAATCTATTTCATCTGGAGGGCCTTCGAACTCGTTAAAATAGTCTTTTAATCTTTCTCTATTTGGATGATCTCCAATAGGCATATAGAACAGATACCAAGACTCAGGCCCTTCTCGCCTTCCTTCTTTCCACTCTTGCGCTTCGGCTTTGGTTAGAGTGCAGCCAGAGCCATAAGCGTAATTAAAAAATAACTTGTTATCTTCGATGAAAGGCAGCTTTCTGAATGGGTCTTCAGAAGTCTTCCTTGTCATCTTTACATTAGGCTTATATGTTGGCAGTTCTTTCATATTATTCTTCTTTTAGCAAATATTTGTTAGAAATTGCTTTGAAGCTAAGACTACTATCTCTATTTGATTTATAGACAATACCTTCGCCAATAGGGTGATTAATAGATTTTGTTGATGAGGCTACTGCCAGGTGCTCTTCCACAGTTGGATACAGTGTAGCGGCTATATCAATAACAGGAACATGATCAAGGCCTAGATAAGACACTAAGCTTCTACGCTCACTAGGTGATAGATAGGCTTGATTCTCAATATCAAATACATCATATACAAAGAATTTAAACTCTTTAAACTCTTCTCTGTTCTTTTGGATTCCAGGCCCCATTAGCTCACCTTGGAACACCAGACCAGCAGCTTGCTTGACCTTGTCCTCCACTTGGAGGGCCATTTTAACAAAATGGTTATCTGGTGCTTTAGGCTCTTCAATTAGATTGAATCTCAGCAGTAGTCTTTGCCACCAGCTAAGCTCTGGCTTAACCTTTAGTTCTAGGTTTCTGCTGCAGACTCTAAGCTGACCATCTAAATGAAAGATAGAGCAAGAAGAGCCATCCAACTTGAGGGTAGCCTCCCAAGTATCTTCTTTAGGTAATTTGAAGAAGCAGTTTTGAATTCGCTCTTGATCTGTTTTGGGGAAGAGGTGAGTTGGAAAGCGTCTAGTAGAGTCAAAAGGGACATTACGTTTCTTTTTGTTGTCTTCTTCTTCGTCTCTGTCATACTTAATTACACCTAATTCTTGAGAAACGTCCTGATCTTCATTAGCCCATTGGTTAGCAATGCCCTTAGAAAGACTAGACTTAAGCACACTAACAGGTAGAATAAGTCCTTGAGAAATCTGGCCTCTTAGCTTTACTGTTCTAAGCCGTTGACCTTTAATGCCTTTGTACTCTTTTGGCTCTTTGCCTGCCGCAGTAAGGAAGGGTGCAAGAGTGTGTGGTACCCAAGAATCAATCTCTAAGTATACACAAACATCGCCAATATCATACTCATCTTTCTTTACAACAACCTTCCACCCATCTACAGTAGCTACTTCGATATTGTCAGCACCTGGAATAGGCTGTATATCTGAAATTCTACGAATCGTTGCTAGTCTGCGCACTCTATAACTCCTATTTAGCTTTATATTGATAGCGTCTCAGGAAAGAGTCAACCATGGTCATTCTCTAGTTCCTTTAAATAAGCTGAGCCTGATGGTGTTAGAAACGCCGTACCAAGAAACCATTTAATATAGCCTTCTCTAATAAGCTCACAATATTGGCTATAAAATGCTTTATGCCAGCAGTTAGGACTTTGGGCTATTTGCAGCAAACGCTTAGTTCTAAGTCTACTAAGAGCCATTTTCTAGTTCCTTTATAGTTCTATAAATAGCCGCAGAAACTTGTAAAGCTTCAACTAGGCTTATCTTCTCCAGTAATAAGTGCTTAGGCTCAAAAGTTTGATTAAACTTATCCCAGTCTACAGTCTTGAGCATTCCCTTATCATCATAAAGAAGAAACTTCTTATATGGTGCTAGTAAATTTTTTCTAAGTAGTTGCAGCTCTTTGCTCATAGCTCTATGATCCTACTATCTTTTTTGCCAATACAGATAAACTCGCAACCTTCAATTACAATAGATTTAGTAATGTGCCAGTGCCCAAAGATCCATCGCTTAGGCTGATGAGCCTCAAACATAGCTTGTAGAGTTTCGTTAGTAATGTTCAAATGCTGATCTAACCCTACTTTACCTTTTAAAAACATATGATAAGCTACACTTGTAGGGCAGTCATGACTAAACATAGTCTCTGGTTTTTGCTTAGCATACTCTTCAGCTAGCGCTGCACCTTCCGCAATAGTATGCTCTTCTTCTGCCCACCAGTTAAAACCCGGTGTTCTAATTCCATTATCAATGGACCAAGCGCCATCGTAAATATATGCATTATTTTTATACTTTCCTGGGCCTAAACATCGCTTTAAATGACCACATAACCCTGGATCATCATGGTTGCCACGATAAAACTTATGGTAAGGCTCTTGCTCGTCTAAGTCTAGCAGTTCTTGTAGAGGAACAAAACCTACACCAAAATCACCAACTTGAAGCGACTCTCCATGCCCTTTAATGGTGTCTCTATAATATTTTAGATCACCATGAATATCACCAATTACTAACAGCCTAATGCCCTCCTTATTTCTTCTGCCTTAGCCTTACGGCCTCTTTCGTACATATCTGCAGCAATAGATACTTCTTTTTTAGTGAAGCCTTCGCCCAATATCAGGCCAGAGTCCGCTAGGGTTATAAGTCCTTTTTCCTCATCAAAAACAAAATTACCAATTAGCTTGGGCATCTGGTACCTCAATAACTAGTTTAGCAGGGAAAGTAGAAATCACTATATCTTCTGGCAGCGGATAAAACCTGGCTGCAGCTTCGGCTTTCTTAGCAGAGCTATACAGCTTAATCTGTGGCCTATTGGTATTACCGTTTCTTGTAGTCATCCACCTATCGAAGTTTGGATTATATTTATGTATTAGTTTGCAAGCCCAGCCGGTTTCTAAAACAACGTCAGCCATTACATACCTACCCCTTCTAATGGATATATGTAGAATATAGCTGTTGTAGCTTCCTCTACTAGCCTATAGTCTGGTACAGCAATATAACCTTCTTCAGGAGTTAGAGTAACTCCATCTGCTGTACCCTCATCTAAGTTTATATCTAATACTATTTTAACTGTTAAGTCTTTGAAAGTTAATTCAAATTCTTCTGACGAGAAATTATGAATTTCCTCGTTATTAAAGACCAGCTCAGCTACTGCCCCTGGCTCTTTAGTTTCTCTGAGCTCCATAGTGCTAGAGGGTTCATAAGTAGATGCAATCCATACTCGTCTATTATCTTCGGCTTCGGCTAGGCTTGTCATAAACAAAGTCATAACCAAAGATTTTTTTATAAGTCTCTTTGAAGCCCTTAATTGCTGTTTCAATGTCGTAAATAGTGTATTTATCATTTTGTGGATATATGTTTCCTTCTGCTGAAAAATGTATACTTAGATCGCCTCTGTAGTAGATGTAAAAGTCTATATTTTCCATATCACAAAAAAAAAAGGAAGATTGAAGAGGAGCCCCGAAGGGCTCCCCGTTTATTTTTACTTACCTAGCTTTTTCTTAATCCAATCAATAGTTTGGCCTAAAGAAGCCCAAATCCAAAGATAGAAGGCAGCTAGTACCATACCCAACTTAGGTTTTCCCATTTTTTCCTCAACGAGTTGACATTACGGATTCAAATACTTCCTGCAGATCCGCTTGCAGCTCTTTTCCGTAGACAAAAGTTTTCACACGGTAGGTCCAAACACTGCCGCCTGCAAACTTAGTAGTGTCTCCTTCGTAAAGAGCTTCTCCGTTAAAAGTTAGATCATTTAGATCTTTGTCGTAAACTTCAACAGGAGTCCAGCCATTCTTAAGGAAGAAGTCCAAGTTTGCAGAGCTTGCGGTTCCAACAAAGAACACAGCATCTAGCTTGCCACCTGCCCCAAGGCCCATAGCGGACTTTAGAGAGCGGTTATCAATTTGCATTTTAGACCAGTCATTCCCGCTGCCTTCTTCTCCTTGCTCAATACGACGAAGTTGACGAAGTGTAAAGTCAGAGCCAGAACCAGCTAGATCTGTTGCCACTTTAGAGGATGAAGTCAAGTCTTCCAGCTCATCAATATCACTGTTAGGCGGTACCATCAGCCACATATATTCTTCGCTAGAATAGGTCCAAAGAGGAAGAAGCTCACAACCTTCCATAGCTCGCTGATAGGCAGCGTCTTGCTGAGCAGGCGCAAACAGTACTTTGTCAGAACAGATACCTAGGGTAATCTCATCGGAACCTGTGAAGTTAGTGACAACAGCAGGCACGCCCCTTTGAGTAAAAGCCTTAGCAATATCCTGAGACCATTTGTCATAACCCCCTCCAGCCTTACCGGCGCCTACTACGATAGGCTCAGCAAAAGACGCAGAAGACAGAGCCAACACAACGGCAGCAGCAGAGAATACAGCTTTAATCATTTAGAAGTCCTTTTAGGTTGTTGGACAACTTCATAGTGTCCAGGGGTGTAGTACCGATAGTAGTTGATGTTATGAGCATCTACAAAGAACTCATCACCTTTCATATGAATCGTTCCATCGAAAGAGATGTTTTCTGGTACTCTGTTTATGCACATAACTTTAGTTCCTATCTGGACAGTTGGATGCCCAGTGTAGTTTTTGCCTAAGTGGCTCATTAGCCTCCCCCTGTCATGCTGCCACCTTCAAGTATTGATAGTCATAAGGCAGATTAGCCGCAGCAGGAGTTCCGCCTGTAGTCGGAGGTGGAGGGGGCGGTGCGGGCGCGCCACTAGTTGACAGCGCCATACTTACCCCAAAGTAAGGGTTAGACCACTGGATTTCCATAGTGTATTTTCCTTAAAGCTTTTCTATGTACTGCATAAGGCTCTGAGTTTCTGATAAGCTTTATATTTACAATACCTGAATCCTGCCCTTTAAACCCAACTACCACGGCAGTTTCTTTATTTAGAAAATCCACTATGTCACCTTCTTTAAACCAGTGTGGATCATTTTTTCTAGATACTCTTGAGCACACGCTCTCTGATCTCCTTTAATGTTTGTTGTTTTACTAGAGCTCCATTCTTGAATACTGTCTCAAGCGCTCCCTCTTTCTCCTCATCTTCGCTAACTTGATCTTTCAAGTAGTACTGGCCTCCAATGTGAGAAAGCTCTACTTTGAGCAGGCCTCTAGCTGATTTCTTAGCACCAGAATCCGTCTTAGGATCTTTGTAGATACTAATCCGCTCTCCGTTAACTACCCCTGAGGTGGCCTTCATAGCCATCCCGAAAGTATCTCTAGTGACATACTGATAAGTGAAAGAGCCAATACCCAAGACAACGTTGCCTGAGCAGAAGCCTTTTTCAGCAAGCCCTTCTAGGATCTTAAGTTGACGCTCAAGAGTAATTGAATCACCATAGATCAGCCCAATATGGCTGTCAAGCAGCTTAAACCCTTTCTCGGTTATAGTCCCACCAAAGGTATCCCACATACACTGGATCGCTCCTTTGTGTTCTGGTGTCCCCTCAGCTGCCTCTGGATCTCCGCAAATGATCTTTACAGGATCACCTGAGTCAGGCCGAATGACTACACGGCCATTGCGTTTCATGATCTTGCCTTGGAGCTTAGGTAGGTATTCAGTGATAACCTTCCAGAAATCCCAAGTATCAGACACAATAGACACAAAGCCGTTAGGATAAACCTCTTCGATCAGCCGCTGGAAGGTCTCAAGTTCTCCTTCTTTAGAGCCCATACACATGACTGAGTGTTCTGTCGCTGGTACAGACACACCAATCATTTCTTTCTCTGCATCAGCTGCGTAGTGTCTTTCTAAGTAGCCAATAGCAGGAACGGTATCAGTACCTGTGAAGGACAGCAAGTGCCCTCCACCAACAGACTCAGCGTCTTCTAGACCTGACAGCCCACGGAAGCTGAAGTCATGTCCTTGGAATTGAACCAGCTCTGGATCAAAGCCAGTGATCTTTGCAAAGGCATCAAAGCGCCGTCTGTACGCCCTTGCAATGGTTGCCGCAGTAATTGGCTTCCAAAGCTTGTTAGACATGATTGTTTCAAGTGAGTTAGTCAGCCAGAAGAAGTCTGGGTGAGTGTTCCTAATGGTTAACAAAGGAACTTTCACAGGGCAGATAGACCCTTCTGGTAGCGCTTTAATCTCAATAGGCAGGTAGCCCAGGTCCCAAAGAGCTTCCATATGCTCAGTGGGAACAGCTCCTTGGCCTAGTGATGTATCCATACGGCGCTTGAAGCTGCGGATAGCTTGCTCCTTAGACAGGTTAAAGAAATTGCGATCCCAGTAGTCAATTAGGAAGTCTGAGATAAAGCCTTGAATACCAAAGACTACAACACCATCGTTACAGCCCAGAGGAGCTAGCTTCATAGAGCGCGGGGTAAGGTTAGAATAAACCTCTGTAGTGCCCTCAGGGTATTGGCGCCGATGATCTGCTTTATAAAAATCGATCAGAAGTGCTGCGTTTTCTTCGTACATCAGTTAGTTCCTTTTTTATCAGTTGTATCGACGCCAACAGTTAAGTAGTCAGAGGCAGCTTCGTTGAAAGTATAGAAGGCATAAACATGATCGATATACTCTTGCAAAGCTGTGACGCCCTTGCTAAAGATACCATGAGTTACGTAAAGCTCAACTCTATCAGCGCCATTTGCTTTCAAAACCTTAGCTAACTCTATAAAGGTTCTACCGCCATCGCAGATATCATCTACAATGATAAGTTTTCTACCTTTTACATAACCGTCAAACTTAGTTCCAGTTATTTCGCCAGTAGCTAAGTTTCTAGTTTTTGTGGCATAATGCACAGGCGGAGTCAGCCCCCAAGCGCCTAAGTGTTTAGCCAAGGCGTTTACTTTCTTTTCTGCACCAGCATCAGGACATACTAGCTCGTAGTGATCTTTCCTTACCCTGTCTTTAATTAGCTGGGCTGCGACTTCATACTGCGGAACAAGTACAGCATTATTGACAGCAGCAACTACGGCATCAGAGTGAGGATCTAGAATAAATACTCTATTTAAGCTTAAAGAGTTAAGTAGGCCTGCCATGGCTTTTACACCATGTGCTTCTCCTGGATTACAGACTCTGTCTTGCCTAGCGTAAGGAAAGTAGAAAAGAGAAAGCTGAATGCTAACATCATGATTTTTTGCCTCTCTAATGGCATTTACTGCCATTACAAGTTCCATGATATCGTCACTATTTTTTATAAGTGATTCTACTATAACAAAGTCGGGGATATCAATTTTTTCTGGCAGTTTAAATAGCAATTCACCACCTGGAAACTTAATTGGCGCTTTGATTTTTTCGTAGCTGATCCACAGCATTACTTCTCTCCCAGCTTTCTCTTGATACCTTCCGCAAGAGCAAGTATTTGCTCTACTGATAAGTTACTTTTAGCATGATTAATATCTGCCCTACAAGCTACTACATTACCTATGACGTAGCCTTTGCTGTTGTCTACTCGGTCAATTGTTAGGGCATCTACGTTTTCTTTATTTCCAAAAGGTTTACCAGTGTAGAAGCACTTTTTGGCCTTCTTCAAATTTCTAACGCTAGTGATTGTTAGATTGAAGTCTAGCCCTTTGTCAGATGCTCGCTTATATAGATTCAAGTACTTATAACAAAGCTCGACTTCATTCTTAACAGTCATTTTGCATCCTTAGTTTAGTTGGTAGTACTCATAGCCTCTACAGACTGCATCAGGACAATCATCTATCCAGACATCTATTTTCACCCCTTGTTTTAGCATGAAGGCATTTTTACCCATACCTCCAGTCCCAAAGCAACTGCCGCTTCCTATAAGCCTACCTAAAGATAGCCTAGGCTCATCCATATCTGCTTCGTTTCTGAAAGAAACACAGTAAACTTCATGACCTCTATCTAAGGCAGTTGATATAAACCAGTTCCACAGCAAAGGATCAGCTGTGTAGGTGTCATCGTAATCTAAACCTAATTTCATGTCAATAATAACTTACAATTATCTGGCAGCAAAGTTAGCATAGTTAGCTCATTATCTGTGTTTACGTTTTCCCAGGATTCAGATACTTTAAATCCTACTTTGTTAACTAAGTAATCTTCCCAAAACTCCAGTTGATCAGGATCTAGAATAACCTGCACCATTATAAGACCCTGGCCATGACCGTAATAGTCTTTAATTCGTTGAAGTTTTTCTTTTAATTTATTCTTCATAGCCTGAGTAGGCTTTTCATAAGGAAAATTATACAGATGAACAGCACCACAACACTTACCGCCGTGTTTAGCTAATGCAAACATTTTAACCTCAAATTAAAACAGCTGGAGCAGTTGATTCAAACTCTTTGCCCATATACCTACGCTCATAGCGCTCGTAAGTTTTCCAAGCCTCTGAGTTCTGAAAGTCAGTTAACAGAACTGGCTCCCTGTCTTCATAGTATGTTGTATCATATACTAGGTTAGTTTCTGGTTTAAAGTTTTTCTGTAAAAATTTAATAAGATCTTTTACAGTAGCAACTCTATTGTCAAAAGCCATTATTACAGTCCTGCAGTTTCACCGGGAAGTTTAGGAATTTCTGCGCAACTAATTTGCCAAAAAGCAATATCTAAGGAATCTAATACTGTTTTTTGGTTAGCAAGTTCAACAGTGCACTCCTCTATAGTGTTAAAAGAGTTAACAGGCCAAATCATTGCCTCACAAGAATTAGAATTAATTGCAGCACAGAAAGTGCCAATTAGTACAAACATTATTGCAGCTCCTTTTTAAGCATAAAAGCAGTTTTATCTTTTTTAAAAAAATCATTGTCGAAATCATTATTGTTGATAATCTTTGCATAGAAGTCTGAAGCCACGTCAACACCAGCCTTTAACTCTTGTACAGATTTTTCAATCTGGCTATGTACAAAGCTAATTAGTTTGTTATTGAACAGCCAGGCATTTGAGAGGCAACGATACTCTACTCCAAAGTCTTTTAGTCTGCAAGCGCCTGCTTTGCCATAAAGCTTTCGCCTCTCAGTGTCTTTATCCCAGAGTAAAGAGTATACACCAAGATTCTTATCAAGCAATCGACATAACACTAAGCTTTTGATATATTTTTCAATATCTTTTTCTTCTTCTTTGAAGAATCCTCCAATGTGAACGTGTCCTCCAACCGAACGGTAATTAACGTCACCTTCTGGAGTTTCGTTTTCTTCTCCTGTATATGGGTTGATGTCGCTGCTACAACCAATTACTAGAGCTTCTTCTGGTACTTTCTTTCTATCAATAGGTACTGTAACTCTTCGAAGAAATTGCATATTACCGGGTAAGAGTTTTCTTAGCTCTTTTTGAACAGTGCTAAGATTTAGCTTAAACTCTTTCAATGTGCTGGCTGGCTGAATATTAAATTCTACAGCTACACCATCAACTTGAACCGCCCCCCGTTGAACGGGAAACGGTTTCTCCTTGGTCCCAGGTATTAGTCCATGAGCACAAACAAATTGACCGCCTTGGCCTAAAAAAATTTCTGGATCGGCTCCAACCGTTACATCCACTCTTCTTCTTCCTTCTTGATTGGCACATCATTAGGGTTGCGTACAAACAAATAGTTAACAGCTCCGCCGATAGAGTTTTTAGTTTTCTTTACTAGTTTAAAGCCGTACTCTTTTAGCTCTTTAGGCCAATAGTGGTTGCTCTCAAAAAACTGAGTACTATTCAGCATTGCTGTGATCATTTTAGTTTTCAACGGACTATCATCAATTTGTTCCATAAGCTCTGCTAAAGTCATGTCATAGGTTTTGCCTTGCTGCTGAATTACAGGATATAGGATCTTAGTATAGAACTCATTGCAATCTAAGCCGTCAGCAGGCTTTACAGTTTTGATCTTATCCTTTTTATATTTTTCATTTTGAGTTCTTTGGTTTTTAAACCAGCCGATTGAAATATGCGAGCAAGAGAAAGTTCCAGCAGTTTCAACGTGAGTCATCTTAGCATCCCTTAGTTTTACTTGAACCAGCGCTTATTTACATTAATAAGCGAAACTTTAGATGGTCTTCCTGAGTGGCCGTTAGAAGTGCCACGCCATTGCTGCTGCTTAAAGCAGTTACCCCAAGGTAGCACACAGCCTTTAGGAATAGCAGGGTCTGTCGTACCAGAGCGACGGCCCCAGAATTGATTGCAAGCCAAAGATACAGCCATTTTATTTTACCTTTTTCCAGTTTTTTCCTACAGGCCTAAAGTACAGCTTTTTAGTAGCGTACTTATTACCATGATGATCTTCATGCCAGACATCTAGATGTCCAATCATTTCTTTCTTTGCGTGGTCCGCGTAATCACTGCCCTCTTCAAGCCCATTAGTAAAATCAACAGAGTGATGCCACTCTAGACAATCCTCTGGATCTTCAAGTACTGGCTTATCTTCATAGCAGTCAGTTACCAGATAGAAGCCCTTTTTAGTGATCCACTCATCTACGCCCTCATAGCTCATGCTGCTTCCTTTTCTGGTAGTGGGGTCTTAGTAGGGTGCTTAATAAGCTCTTTTAGCTTATCAAGCTCTTTGAACCTTCGTACTTGATACCAACGGACTAGCTTCCAAGCACTAGTTTTGTCATTAGCAATTATACCAATGTAAATACCTGCTTTTAGCTTTTGATTCCCATCCCAGCTGTAACGAATCATAGTTCCAATTGGAACAGGGCACTCCGGCTTACCGTGCTGTATTACTGGACCCCAATCTTCTTCAGCCATCTTTGTACTCCACCATAGGGCAGTAGTTTTCTTTCCAAGCTAGGTATTTTTGTTTGAACAGCCCTGGTGGCTTAGCTACTTTGTCTCTGATAATCCACTTGTTTATAAGGTGTGCAATACCTACTACTAGCGCTGCGCCAGAAAAAGTTGCCAGCACAAATAAGAAAACCTTTAGCGACTCCCATGGTTTAAGGTAGATCAATATCAGTAAGCCTGTGATAATTAGCGCAAAAAAAGCAAGAGCAAGTAGTCTAAGCCCAGTAGCACGCCAGTAAGCGCAAAAGTTATTGTGTCTTTCTTGCCAAGTACTCTCAAAGATTGGCGGGAAGACTTTCATATTCAGACGATAGTGCCAAGAGTTTTTGTTTACTACAAAAGAGTTCATAGTTTACCTCTGAGTTTGTTGGTTGGCCCGGTCGGAATTGAACCGACGACCCAGGCTTTATGAGAGCCTCGCTCTAACCTCTGAGCTACGAGCCATCACTTTTAGGTAGCAGCTTTAAAGATAAACTCTTCAGCTTCCCTTAGATTACTTCTATCTGCTCTATATAGCTTTACTTTTACTGATCTTTGAAAAATAGCAGAGATCACAGGTGCTAATACATTTGCTCTCTGAGATATTGTCAGGTCTTCTGTGAAGTCGCTAGCATTTAGATCAGCGTAAGCAGGCGATCCGTCAGACTCTTGCCACCAAATATGCCCATCTTTATATCCATCTGGGTTTTCACGCAAGGTTAACATAACCTCTTTTTTAGCATAAGACATATTTTAGCTCCTTTTTGTTTTAGTGGTGCCCCCTGCCGGACTCGAACCGGCACGCCCTTACAGGCCTGAGATTTTAAGTCTCATGCGTCTACCATTTCCGCCAAGGGGGCAGATTATTTTAAAGCTTTTCCAGCCTCACATCAGTCAGCTGGCCATCTCTCTCAACAAACACTACTTTATTTGCAAGTTTTAACTTGTTGGCCGCAAGAAGTGTTTCAGCATCATAGCAACGCCCTTCTACTGTGTAGTAGCGCACATACTCCTTAATAACAGGCTTTCTCACCAGCTTATAGGCGACTACCTCTCCAGTATCGTCTTTAAGAGTTTTAGCATTTGATGGAATCTCTGTGGTACCATCATTCAGCTTCCAGCCCGCTTCATACTCAGGTACAAGCTCTACTGAGTTTGAATAGACCCAGACAGAGCTTTCAGTATTATAGACCTCATCCTTAAAAAAGACCTTATCAGTAGTATCGTAGGGTACTCTGGCATGATGGTGGACGTTTAAAACTCGCTTACCGCACACAGGGCAAGCGGTTTTTGCGCGGGCCTTGGCTTGGTGCTTTTTCTTAGCTTCAGCGGCTTCCCACTCGTCCTCAGCTTGTCCGATGTAGCTCATCAGTCCATAAACCTCACAAAATTCAGTGCAGCCTTAGCATCTTCTTCCCCACAGAAGCACTCCCATAAGTGCACTCCTGTTCTAAACTGGCACCAACGCCCTCTGTTTTTCATCAATAACTCCCAGCTGAAACTTCATTCCAGAAATCAACTATCTCTTGAAATTTTCCTTCTCCGTTGATTTTGTCAAACTCTTCCTCATCTACATACAAAGCCTCTGAACCTGGGTAGCCTGCCTCATAATCAGCAACTCCAAGACCAATTCGAATCTTTGATCGAAGAGACAGAGTTACATCATACATTGTTTCTTTACTGATACCTTTAGTCCAATCAAACCTAGGCATCGCTGGATGGCTGGCGCTTATTCGTTTTAGCAAGTCTTCGTAAGTTTCAAGCATGTCTGCAACCTATTTATTTTGTAAGTATAAGTTCATTTTACTTCAGATGCATTGCAATTTCTGCAATAGCGCTTGTGAATGCTGCCAAATTGACAGTCCCAAACCATAGTAAACCAGCCAGTCCAAGAATGGCCGAATATCTTACACCACATGTCATACCTTCTGTATTGGCGACCCCGGAGAGATTCGAACTCCCGACCCAGGACTTAGAAGGTCCTTGCTCTATCCAACTGAGCTACGGGGCCAAACTCTTAGTAAGTAACTTTAATCAGATACCCTAGCTGCTCTTCCATTCTAGGGAAGCCCATTGGAGTGCTCTCTATCTTATACGAAAAGTGGTGTCAACCCTTTAGCCTTAAACTGCTCAACTGCTTCTAGCAGCTCTTCAATTTTCAATACTTCCGCTGACCTTCTGCTAATATAGATTTTGTCTTCATACTGCAGTGTTTGCAAA